TGGAGGATGTCGAAAGCATCATCTTCACTGATTCCTTGCTTTGCTGCAATGCGTCGTGCCAAGCGAATGGCCTTCATTGAAAACTCAGCCCGCTTTTTGTTTTGCGCATCCCGCAGCCACAGTTCTTCAGTAAGCCAACTGCCATAACTGCGAAGCCGCAAGGCTCCAGCAATCGAAGCATACTTTGGACTGCCGACCAAGAAAAACTCGCTGTATTGGCTCATGGAAATCAATTAAGCAGCGCAAGTCTAGCGTTCAGCACACGACATGGCATGGGATTGGAAATGGCACGATGGGGGAGACCAATAATTAGCCTTTCGCCTTTCCATTGCACAATCACCTGCTCAGGGCAATTACTGACAAAACATGCCAATCCCGCAACTAATCGCTCCTCTTCTCTTGTCACATTAAAGAGCCATACGTTGCCGCAGTCGCTGGTCAGCATTTTCATGGCCGCAACACTGGCCTCACTTGAGTGTCAGGGATGACAATTCGATACTGGCCATAGGCAATATCAGTTTCGGGCGATGGAGAAAAGCTAGCGTCGGGAAACACCCGCTCAAGCCGGCTCACCGCTTGATCCAAGGCATTGGTGCCACCGTTGTAATTCACCAGCATCACCACCCACGCCATACGACTTACAACAATTCCCACTCCTGCAGTTGGCGACCGCCTTGGCATTTCCTCCATCGTCACCTCCAGCCCCTGCACTTTCCAGTCTGCTGGTACTCCTTGAGTGCCAGTCATGTAAATGGCCGGAATGGTTTGGCCATTGGGCAGCGTGTAAGTGCCAATGAGATTAGGCGGGCAACTAAGAATTGCCTCTAGTTTTTGTCGTAGTTGGAGATTGGTCAAAATAAAAAGCCTCCCGCTATGGGGAGGCTAACAAAGGAACGATGGAAAGGACTATCAGGAGTTGGGAGCAATCGGAATGATGCTGCCAGAGCTAGTGGCAGATTGGTGGATGCCATAACGGGCACGGCTCACCAGATCAAAAGTCACCTCGACCAAGTTGTCCGCAGGATAGCTTTCGTTGTAGTTCATCACACGCGACATGCCAGCCACTCGGTCATAGTAGAACGTGGTACCAGAAGCGCCAAGTTCCTTATTCATCTCAAAGTACACTTCGGCATTCTTGTCATACCGAGCAGTGGTGATGACTTGGAAGGCTTCATCAAAGCTATTGGGCAGGAACGTGGCGCCGTCAACATCCTTCTGGAAGTAGGAAGTGACAGAAACAGTCAGGCCAGCAGTAACAATGACGCTATCAGAGAAACCACCGCCGCCAAGAAGGTAGAACTCGGTGTTGCCATCATTGAAAGCAATGGAGGCAGTGGTAGCAGCCTGGAGCGTGTAGAGAGTGGGAGCGCCACTAACGGTGAAAGTGGCGCCAGATTGAGTGATGGTAGGACGGGCAGTGCCAGTGATGGAGCCAACACGCAGGATAACGTCTTGGCTCTTAACCAGTTCAGTCGGATGGAAGAGCATTGTCTTAAAAACAAAGGGGGAAGAAAATGGTTAAGCGTTCAAGACGCTTCCTTTACCAATCAGTCTAAACACTCCCCTGATTGGTTGTCCTAGAAACTGCCAGTAGTGTTCAACAAGATGTTCGTTTGGCAGTAGTTCAAATCGTCCTTCCCGCCCATTGATTGTTGCTTTGGCTGATGCACCAGCACTAACTCCCGAAAGTGCCAATGGACCAGTCAAGCGCCCTTCCATATACACAGCAGTATGATCAGCCCCTAACAGGTAGTCATACCGTGGATTGTTCTTTTGCTTGAGAGTGGCGTAGTACACCACTCCACTGGAAACCGGGCGATAGTTTTGAGTGAAAGGATCCAAGGCATAGCCACTAGCTACTTCCCAAATTAGGGTTGCGTTTGCCAGTGGCGACAGTCCGTTCATCCTCTCACACAACAAAACCAATGGTGGAAGAACAACTATTGAGCATCCGTAGATACTCTTGACCGTATTGAGTGGCCTCTAGCCCCTTGCCATAGACTTTTCCATCAGTGGCGCCGATTTGGGCTCCCATTTGGACCAGTTGTAGGGCAATGATATGGGCTGCAAGATGCTTGATGGCACGGTCTGACTGAGAGCCAAACACACCTTCGTCTACATCTGCTGAGGCTTCGTCAATGGCTCCAAGAACAATTCCCGATGGATGGGGAATGAACTCAGGAAACCGCTCCAAGAACCCGGAGTAAGTGACCATTAGGCACGTCCTTCAGCAATGGCAGTACGACGGCGAACAATGGCATTACGCACCCTGACACGACCTTCGCGCTTTTTCCATTCCAGCAGAAGTTCTGCATCATGGATTAGTTCAATGGTCCGCAGGGCTTCGTTTTGCGGCAGATTGGAAAGAACATTCAGGTCACTGGGGGTTTCCTGGATGGTTTCCTGTTCTACCAGTTCTTCGATAGCCCCAATCCGCATCAATCGTTTGACTTCTGTGTTATTACGGGCCGCGTGCCACACTTGTTCAGGAACATCTTTGTTAAGACCAGGGGCCAGTTGTACCAGTCCTTGATCAACAATGACACCAAAGCCACCTTCGCGGGGAGGATTTTCAAGCTCGGGGCGATAGGCAATCAGCATTGTTTTGGAGAAACAGTCACCAATTAGCTTAACGCCCCTTGCATGAATCAGGCGCTACGTTGCACGTAGATCACGCTCTTCTGGTAGTACAGTGCCACACCACCCACGCGAGCATGAGCGGGGACAATGAACTGCAGATTGCGCTGTTGCGGAGGGAAGAACTCCAGAGGCTGCGGAATGTGCAGTTGGAGCTTCTCGGGATCGCGCTTGTAGAACACCATCCGGCGAGTGTTGAGCTTGCCCGTAGTCTTGCTGCTGTCCAGTTGCAGGATGGGCTCAATGTTGCGGATGTAGGGATTGGTCCGCATGAAGTATTCCAGAACGGTCAGGTCACTGGAATCACTGTTGCGAGTGGACGAAACTTTTTGATAGTCAGTCCACGGCATGAGCAGAGTGTCGGGCTGCTCTTTCATGTTGGAAGCATTGACAATGGCAGTGGAGCCATAGTTCAGCAGTTCCAGCATTTCAGCAGTGGTGATACTGGCAGTGTCAAACCACTTGTCAGCAGTCACGATGTCAACACCAGGATGATTGAAGAATCCAGTGAGGTTGACAGTGGTATCACCAAACATCGCAATGTCTTCCACTTTCTCCTCATAGGCACGACGGGTAGCGGTACCACGACGCGACTCAAGAGCCACATTGGCCATTTGAGCAGCACGCAGTTCCTGCACGGTGTAGCCAAAAGAGCCAGCAATGGAGCGGAAGTAGATGGACTTTTCCACTTGGCTCACGTCAGCACGCGGCAGATCGTCAGCATTGTCGGCAATGAAGTCGAACTTGCCGGTGCTATCCATCACCCGATAGGTGAATTGCTGGGCGCCAGGGCCAGCCTCACTGGTGACAGGCAGGATCGTGGGATATTTGATGTCGGCATAGGCCGTCTCAAACACTTGCGGGCGAATGTACTCCAGTTGGCGCTGGAGGAACAGTCCCGCATCATCCATACGAAAATCAGACATGGTTTCCTCAGGCGTTAGCGGTAAGGGTGAAGTTGGGACCGTTCAGGTCAACAACAGCCAAGCCACTGCCAGTGGTCCGAGACAGGTAGGCAGCGTTGGACAGCAGGGCAGTACGGCCACTAACGGCAGATGCCGAGAATTGACCGGCATACTGCACGCCAGAAGCAGCGTGGATGACGCGCACGGGAGTAGACGGATCTACTGCACCATGGACGTACACCACGCAAGCGCCACGACGCAGAACGTTCATCAGTTGACGATCTTTGGCGCCAGGGCGATTGTTGGCATCACGAGCAGTCTCATCAACGTAGGTGAGAATGTTCACGCCAACGACAGTGCCACTAACGCCAGAAATGGTACGGGCAGAGTCAGCAACAGTGCTGCCACTGTTCCAAACCATCAGGTTGCCGAAAGCCACAACGCCAGAGGTTTCATTGACGTAGGAATCAATGACTTTGGGGCGGGAATCAGCCAGTTGGCCTTCAAGGAAGGCATCATGAACCAGAGAATAGGTGGTCTGCACACCGCCCGCAGTGGGAGTGCCAGACGCAGAAAACGCAACAGCCATGGGTCAGGCTCCTTTGGAAACGGTGAGGGGACGGAGGTAGGCTTTCTCCATCGCTTGCCGGTAACTGGTCGGAGCAGCAGAAACGGCAGCCGAAGCCACAGCATCACGCAGCGGACCAGTAGACGAATCCTTGCGGTCGTCAGCGGAAATGGTGTCGAAAGCGGCTTGAACATAGTCGTCAGACCGTTCAGACAGATTCATGGAATCACCACGAACAGCCTTAACGGCATCGACCATGATTTCACGAGCGGACTTGCCGGCAAAGACATAGGCACTGTCAAGAACAGGCTTGGCCTTTTCAATGAGGGCAATGCGCTCTTCGACAAGACTGTCAACATTCACGGCCTTAGCCGCTTCAAGATCAGCCTTGAGGGATTCGTTTTCGGCAACGAGGGCATCAGCACGACCATCAGCGGCATCACATTTGCCTTTCATGGTCTTTTCCATGGCGTCCATTTCCTCCTTGAGTTTGGAGGCTTGGCCACACATTTCGTCGTACTGCTTTTTCAGGGCCTCGTAAGAGGTCTTTGCATCAGCACGTTCTTTGCCAATGGCAAGGGCAATACCCTCGCTCACTTCAAAGTCAGCGCCATCAAAGACCACCTTGGCGGTAGTCATAGGAGAATCTCCAGAGTTGAGAAGAGAAGGATCGGCGGCATCCTGACGGTCAAGATGCAATTTCACTTGCGGGCCTGCACGCCCGGTTTTAACCACGGCTACGTGATTGCCAATGATTTCCTTTTGGCGTCCGTCATACGGTTCACCATCGGGAGTGGTGCCAGGATTGGCGTCAAAGGCAACGCGATAACCTGCGCTAACTTCTGTTGCATCACCCCGTTGAATCTTGTCAATCAAGTCCTGATCTGTGATCGTCATGACTGCCCGGACAAAGCCATTGTCATAAACAATCTCAGAGCCAGTGAAGCCCTTTTGATAGTTTCTGGTGTTGGCACTGTCCAGTAAGACTGGGGGATGCTCGTCAGTTACGCTCTTGCCCGCAAACGAAGCAAGACTTTCAGGGAGCGCCACGTCTTCAGGGGCGCGATATTCACGACGAATTGAACCGTCAGCATTGGAATAATGCTGAACACCAGTACGAGCGATTGTGGCATGAAGCCGCAAATAACCCTCGGGGGTTAGCTCGTACTTCTCAATCGGCGCTACATCGTACCGAAAAGAAGTATTGCTCATGTAATAATGCTATGCAAACTAGCATCATCCCCAGTAGCATGATTCAACAGTGAATCAAACGATGGAGAATCATCAAGCTAATTTGCTTAAGATGCCTCATGCTCAACGACGAATGACTGTTGCATCACGAATTAAGCAGGCACGTCTTGATAGTGGTCTTTCGCAACGCAATGTAGCCGCAAGACTTGAGATTAGCCAATCGTCCTATTCGCGCATGGAAAGTGGAGACTTAGAGCCTAGTGCCGTACAGATTGCCACGCTTAGCGGCCTGTTCACCATGTCCGTATTGTGGCTCCTAGGCTACCCCAATTTCATCGCTCTGAAGATTCCCTCGTCTGCTGAATCTCGGCTTCAATCCCGGCCATGACATACGCCTTGGCTACTGCAATGGCTTCAAAAAATAACATGCGATAGTTCTCCTCAAACTCCGGGTCGGGCTTTTCGTACTGTGGCTCCACGTAAGTTTGATCTTCAGTGGGGCGACCATTGATAAACAGTTCTTTCCTGACCACTGCCCATCGCGTTGTATTGCGATGGGAATTGATGCTCAGGATGCGCAGAGCATCATCAACGGAAAAGTCTTCTTCTTCGCCATCGTCGTACAAGTCCAGGTCGGCACTATCCATGGCCAAGAAGCGAGTAGTCTTATCTTAACGGTCGCCTTGCTTGCTTTCTTGCTGCTGAATGATGCGATTGGCCCATGATCGCCCCGAGTCCCCGCCCCACAGCAGCCAAGCAATGTAGCCAGCATCATTCTCGCCACCACTTTTGTTTTTTTCGTGGCGCGAGAAAAAGGCGGCCATGCGCTTGATGGTGTCATAACTCAGGGCTTCCCCATTGGCCAAGCTCGTGGCTCGTGCCACACCACTACCAATCCCTTGCTTGCCAGCCTCTTGCGTGGTCAAGCCTCCCTTGTGATACTTTCGTCGTAGTTCTAAGCCTCGACGCGCTGCAGCCCTCACGGACGATGGAGGGGAGAAGCTAGCAGCATCAAGGCTCAGTCCTTTGGGCAGCCATTCTCCATTTCGCTTTCAGGATCTTCCTCTTCCGTCAAGGTCAGCACGTAGGAATCCCAGTATTCATCAGTCTTGGCTCCCTTGCTAATGCCTGCTTCAGACAAGGCAATGGCAACAGCCTGGCGCTGGTTTTTAACCTTATCGCCACTGCTGCTTTTGAGAGTACCAGCCTTGAACTCTCGCATCACCTTGCGAATCTTGGCAGTACGGGCTTTTTGGTTCATCGTCAGTCATGTTTCACTCCTACAAAGTATAAATCATGAGCGGTGGGATTAGTCTCAAACCCAAAGTAACGGAAATGCTCACTAAGGTTAAGCCTTTGCGTAAAGTCCTCTGGTGTCAAGTTGCGATAATACTCCCATCCTTTGCTAATTGTTAGCGGACTGTCTTGTGGAGTGGTGCGCGACGTACCGTGCTCAGGACGACCTGTGGTAGCGCAAGTCATGATTACAAGTCCGCCGGGACGACAAAGGCGGATCATGTTAGCAAAAGTGTCTTTCCATCTCGGATTGTGTTCCATACATTCACAAGAAATAACACAATCAAAACGTTCATCAGTGTCATACTTGTCGCCATCGCAGACAATATCTACTCCAGG